ATCCATGGGGAATTCCTAAAGGGTGATAAATCCGCCCAGGGCTGGGCCGAACATGGTGATGAGGAAGAAGAGGGCGCCGGTGAGTGCAGATGCCCGCCAGATGGCGCGGCGCTTGGCGCTTTGGTGGCGGCTCATGACGCCCTCACAACCAGCATGTTGCCGTGGGGTTTGGGGTGGACACGGCAGGGCAAATCAGCGACCAGAAAAAAGCCCTGCGCTTGCAGGGCCTTACCGAGTGCGCTGTGACCCGAAGCAATCACTGGGCGGATGACCGGCGCCGATATCTCCGCGAGCTGCTCATCAATGAGCGTTGGCACAAGTGGCGTTGTCATACGAAACCCCCAGCCGATGTAAGTCATTGCGAATGTGCTGCGTGCGGGCGCTGTGGCGGCGCGACACGTAGCGCTGGTATTCGTCGCAGTCGATGGCGTTGAGGCTGTAGGCCATTTCTATGGCCATTCCCACCTCGCTGGCGAGCTGCACGGAATCGTCACCGGCCTCCATTGTGATGAGGCGGGTCTCAATCATCGCGGCTGCTCTGTCGTGCCGGGTCATGCCGCCCACCGTTGCCGCCGCTGGCGGCTATCGATTTCGTGCCAGAGCGCGACCTCAATCTGGCGGGCATGGCGCCGAGCGACACTAGAGCTGTCGCTGACGATCTGGCGTTTGCCCTGGCGGTCGTAGGTGATCGCCGAAACCACTTTGAATTCCAGCTCGCGGCAGCCTTGGGCGTCCCAGTCGCTGTTCCAGCTGCCGGGGCTCGGCGGGCTGTTCTCGCAATGGGTCACTTCAACTTCGAGCACATAGCCTTCAACGATCACTTCCAACATGTCGCTTCTCCTTTGCTGAAACCGTATTGGTCAGGCCCCCGGCGAAGGTGACCAAACCCAGCCAACGACGACTGGCCAGGGGCCTGCCAATGCGGTTTTGCACAAAAAAGCCCAGTCGAAACCGGGCTTTTCCCTTCGTATGTCAGTCAGCCTGGCGTGCCGTATGGGCGGGCCGGGCAAGGTTGTTAGTCCATGATGGAAGTCCTCCGTCTGTTCGCTCCCTGGGAAGGCAGGGGCCACCGAGATTTAGGTTTTATGCAACAGCATCGGATATCGCTCGAATCCCCCGAGTGTCGCCCGTCTTCACCAGTCCGCTGGATGTGCGTCATTGGCTCGGGGCGAGGTGGCCACCCCGCTGTCACGACGGTGGGCCGAGCGATATCCGATGCAGCCTGGCCTGGGCCAGGGATCGGCAGTTAGCGACAGGCTGTCGTGGCGCTGGTTTTGCGGTTAGAACCAGACCCGGCGCCGGAACAGCACGACCGGGCCGACGATGAAATTCAGGCTTTCGGGGTCGTCCTCTGGATGGGATGACAGCCAGTTGTTCCGGTAGATCGCCGTGGCGCCAGGATTGCGGGGCAGGCCCATCAGCAGGCCGTTCTCGTTCACGAACATGTCGGTGCGCTTGCCATCGTGCAGGACGGCGACGTGTTCGAAGTCTTGGCGCTCGCCAATGATTGGTTGGATGACTGCTTTCAGCTCGTGGTATGTCGGCTCGGCGGCCAGTTCGACCTGGTGGGTTTCTTCGGTGCCGTCCGGTTGGATGATGAGGAATTCGGTGAGCATGGGGATTCTCCGGTTGTTTTCCGAAAGCGCCCGGTTTCCCAGGCGCTGACGCGAAAATCTCAGGTATTGCTGGCCGTAGTTACACGCCACATCGGCTGGGCGATTACTTGTTCGGGACCCCTGAGGGATCAACAGCCGACCGCGGTGTAGTCCATGGAATGGCATCGCACCCGTCAGCACTCTTTAATCAAGGACCATCTACTGCTGGCCACGGGGTGAGGCGTCCCCTGTACCGAACTTAAAGGTGTTCGGCTCGCTACCTGTGTTGCTGGCCGGTGGTGATCCGGCAGAGGTGGAACTAAAGAGTGGTGGCTTTCGCCGGGTTTCGTTGGTGTTCAAAAATTGCGTTTATCGCAGAACATGGTTTGCATTATGCGCAGATTGAAATCTGCGTCAAGCGCAGATTATTTTTTTCGGCGCAAAAAAAAGCCCACATCGCTGTGGGCTCATTTCATTAATGTTCTGAGGTCAATCGTCTGCTGGTGCTTCCCACGTTACGCGAACGCCACCGCCTTCCATGTGTTCAACATGGACCGAATCAGCCAAAGCCATTTCGTCTATCAACTGGTCCCATAAGGCCTCACTCTCATCCGGTGATTTGTAAAGACAGGCAGACCGCTCAGCTTGGGCAGAGGGCGACATGATCACCCGCTGAATGCGGTTTACCAGGGACTGATAGGGGTTAATTGCGGGTTTGCGTTGGGGGGCAGCCATGAGCGACGTTCCTTAATGTTACTGTTTGTATATACAGTATTCGTAAGTCCGACGAATGGCAATAGCCGCTCTAGGACGCGGCTTTCAGTGTGTAAACTTTTCGCACATGTATCGTTAATTGCGGCCACAAAAAAGCCCGCAATTGCTGCGGGCTTGATCTGATGTGGCATTTTTTGTGGGTTTACAGCCCCGTCATCTTCGTATCCACGACACGACCCAGGAACCGGCAATTGTTGTCGATTTCGATTGTCCGGTACTTTTCGTTCAGAGGCCGCAAATAGCGGAAGCCGGCGTCTTCGACGTACTGCTTGAAGGTTTTCTCGCCGGTATCAATCATCTCAACGACGTAGTATTTGCCGTTAATGATTTCTGCGTCCGGCTTCACCAGGATGAGGGAGCCTTCTGGAAACGTAGGATTGCCATTGCTCGTCATTGAGTGGCCGTTTACGACAAGCCAGTACGCCCAATCACCAGCGACTTCAGTGGTTTCAAGCCACTTGTGTGTCTCTCCGATCCTGCTCGGCGACTCCGTGACTTCGCCAGCTTCTACCCAGCTTATCAGCGGGTATTTGCGTGGACTCCGAAAGGGCTGGGGAGCCTCTGTGACATTGCCTATGTGTGAAAGCTGTTCGCTTTCACTCAACTGCTGCGCCGTGAGCTTGATGTCCAGAATCGCCATGATCTGCTTGAGTTTTTCGGGCGTCGTACTCTGAATTCCACGCTCTAGACGCGATAGGTTGCCAGAGTCGTACTCGACCTGGTGCGCAAGCTCTTCCAGCGAAATTTTCTTCGCCTTGCGTGCTGTTCTGATGATCTGTCCTATGTCCATGCAATTGATTTTCCGGTTCCGCTGCGTTGTGCGCAAAGCTGAGAGCGCAGAATTTGCTTGTGTTAAAATTGCGTTAATCGCAGAATTCGCCTGAAACCAACTCAGGGCTTTCTCATGACCCCACTAAAAAAAGCTCGTACCAGCCGTGGCTGGACCCTTACGGATGTGTCAGCGCGCCTTGCTTCTCTGGGCGCTGATCGCGTCGACACCGGAAATCTTTCGAGGATCGAGCGCGGAGTCCAGCGCGCTTCTACGGCTCTGGCCGAGAGTCTCAGCCGGGTTTTTGACGGCGAGATCACCGAAATCCACATCCTTTACCCCGAGCGCTACGCCAGCGACTCGCCAGAGGCGGCCTAACCATGTCGACGCCCTCATTAAGCCAAGACCCAGAAGAAATGGCCCGAGAGACGGAAACCCTAATCTTGCAGAGGGTTGCGTCGGTGGGACAAAAACAAATTGCGCTTGCATCCGGTTCCAGTGAAGCCACGGTTTCGCGGTGGAACGACGGCGAGTACACCAAGTGGGCAAAGGTGCTTTCGTTCCTGGGTCTGCGTGTTGTTCCGCAATCCGCAATGGTGGTTACACGTGAATACCTGGCATCGGTTGAAACCCTTGCAGAGCTTGGGCTGAAGGCTGAGAAGAAGCGGCCCGGCCCGCTGGGCTGGGACTGACCATGGAATGGCTCCGTCTTTGGCATGACATGCCCAACGATCCGAAGTGGCGGACTATTGCCCGTGTTTCCGCGCGTCCAATTTCCGAGGTCATGGCCATCTACTGCCATTTGCTGGTCATGGCGTCATCAAATCCTGACCGTGGCTATGTGCAGGGCGTGACGTGTCACGACATGTCACGCGAAAACGTGACAAACGTGACGGCTGTGACATGTCACGAACTCAACTTTCTTGAAGGTTTATCGACCGCTCTTGACCTCGATATCGAGCATGTCGAAGTCATTCTTTCGGCCATGCAGGGTCGTGTACTGGATGGTGCGCGGGTTTCTGGCTGGGATGTTCGTCAGCCTCTCAGAGAGGACGCGGGAAACGCTGAAACCGGCGCCAAATCAGCCGCTCAACGAAAACGCGAGGAGCGCGAACGAAAAAAAAAGCAGGAAGCTGAAGCCGCCGGTCACGACATGTCACGCACCGTCACGCACGGTCACGACAGATTAGAGGAGATTAGAGAAGAGACTCCGATTGTATTTACGGAGCCCGCTCGATTTTTCCCGATGCCTCTCGAAGGCTGGGAACCAGACTCGAAATCCTTCAAGGCCATCGCCTTCAAAAACTCCGTTCCGGTCGCAACGCTCACCCCTGAGCTGCTGGCCGAATTCGTCTCGTACTGGCACGTCAGGCCAGAACGGGAGCAGTCCCAGGCCCAGTGGGAATACCAGCTGGTCGCCTATCTCAAAACACAAATTCAGTTTGCCGCAAACAGCGAGGGCAAGGCCAATGGACATCCGCGACCCGAAAACACCACCGGCACCAGTCCAGGCCAAAGACCTGGTCGGCAACGTTCACTTTCTGCCCCTGAGCAAGTCCGAGCCGCCATTGCCGAGCGGCAAGCCAGAGAAGCCCGAGAAGCTGGAACAGGGGCTTCTGGACAAGCTGTGGATCAAGATGACGGAGATGTACGGCCATCGCTGGACGGCGAATTTCGGCGTATTAGCTGATCCTGATCACTCCTGGGCTTCGGTGCTCAAGGGCTTGACCAAGGAACAGCTCGCGAACGGCCTGAACGCCCTGGTCGACAAGCCCGAGGAATTCGATTGGCCGCCGCCAGCGAACGTATTTCGCAGCATGTGCTTGCAGGTCAAAGGGCTCCCCACCGAAGCACAGGCATGGCATGAGGCTTTGTCCGGCACCTACAGCCACAAGGCCGTGCAGATCGCAGCCGAAGCAACCAGCACGTTCGACCTGCGCGCTGGCAAGCCCGGTGACAAGGCCCTGCGCCAGAGGTTTGAACGCAACTACGCAATCGTCGTCAGCCGCGCTCAACGGGGCCTGCCCCTGGAAGGCGGGATCGCCAAGGGAATCGGACACGACAGCGCAAGACCACGTGAGGATATCCAGCTCGAGCACTCCCGCAAGGAAGCCGAAGCACTGGTGATCGCCCAGGGTATTCCGACCTCGGGCGCTGCGGCGCGTCAATTGCTGATGGCCAGGTTCAAGAAACCGACGGAGTCGCGGACATGAGCGAGTTCGTCGAAGTGAGTGTTTCTGACCTCTCCGGTGTTGCCCTGAATTGGGCTGTGGCGATGGCCGAAGGGTATCGAGCTGACCCTGAGCAGGAAGAGGGTGACGGCCAAACAGTGATCAGCCCAGAGGGTTTCTATACGAGCGTCAGTAAGCGCGGTGCCGCAGATGGTTTCGGGTATCGCCCATCCACCGACTGGAGCCAGGGCGGCCCGCTCATGGACAAGCACTGCAAAGGCTTCGGAATGCTTCAGGACAGCACGGATTCGCGTTGGCGGTCATCCGCCTACAGCCCTGAAACCGGTATGCAGCGCATGGTCGGTGGCGAAACGATCCTGATTGCATTCTGCCGTGCGCTGGTTGCGCTGAAGCTTGGCGATGTCGTGTCTGTGCCGAAGGATCTTTGCCATGACTGACTGCGAAGCCGTGAAATTCAAGGTCCCTGGCGAGCCGCAAGGGAAGGGCCGCGCTCGCATCGGCAAGGTGGGGAACTTCGCCCGAATGTACACGCCAGCCAAGACCGTCGCCTACGAAAGCCTTGTCGCGCTGGCCGCTCAGGATGCGATGCAGGGTCGGGCGCTGATTACCGGATCTGTGCTGATCGAGCTGCTGATCGTCCACGCAATACCTCAATCCATGTCCAAAAAACGGAAGGCTCTGGCCTTGGCCGGGAAGATTGGGTGCCGGAAGAAACCGGATACGGATAACGTTCTGAAAGCCATCTGTGACGCCTGCAACGGCGTGGTGTGGAAGGACGATGTGCAGGCTACGGACGGTTATTTCCGTAGGCGCTGGGGCGAAACGCCGGGGGTCCATGTGCGCATTGTGCCGCTGCCCGACGACGAGTTGTGAACTACGCAAAACTACGCAGGGGGGAGCTAGCGTGAATTTGAACACTGCCAGACAGGCCTGGCACGACAGCTCGTACGTGGAATCACGTGGCGGGCTTTCGTCGTTGGAAGAGCGTTGCCTGCTGGGAACAGCGGTGCAGACGACTGACAAGGGCATCACCGCCGGGCATGCGGTGCATGCGACGTTGGCCGGGTGGATTCAGTCCGCCATTGCCAAACTGCACCCGCAGGTCCGCGTGTTCGGTGATTTCATGTACGCCGCCGCCCAGGACGACGACATCAGGGAAGCAGCCGAGGACGTGATCTACGGCATGACCCGCGCCAGCTCGCCGCGCATGACCAGGGCCAAGGGCGCCAAGGCTCAGTTTGTGGTCAAGGGTGTGATGTATCGCTACCGGTATCAGCACCAGGGCGGGCAGTCGGCCAACCCCGATCCGCTGGCCAAGCCGGAGACGTTCCGGGCGTGGCTGTTCGACCATCACGGCGTGCGGCTTCCCTCTGTTGCGTGGGAGCGTGAGTGGGAAGGCTTTATCCAAAAAGCATTCGAGGTTTGCGAGGACGTCGATAGCATGGCACTCAGCCCCGTGGCGGCCGTGATTTACACGATGAAAAAGGCCGCTTGACCTTCCCGCACGGCTGAGCGTAGGATTTTCCCATATTGCGAAGTCGCACCCAATCCTGAAAGCCCGCCATTTTAGCGGGTTTTTTTGTGCATGGCCCAGTCGGTCAAAAGTCCTTTTTCCTGAAGGTTGCGTCACCGGACTGATCGTTGTGGATGGTCAACACGGTGCTCGTCGTCGAGTAAGTGGTCGATGCGTCACCTTCGCTATATTGATTTCTCCAGCGCCCCCATGCGTTGTCTTCCGTGAAGAAAGCCGACCAGACAACCCGGTCCTGATCCACCTGACAACGGTATCGAAATGAGTCGCCGTCAGGCCGCCTGTATGAGATTTCAGGCATTGAATCGGCGCGCACGGTTTTCATGGTTTTTGTCGGCCTTCCCATTTCAACGGAAATTGCCGCTTTGCAAATATCCACGCTGGTGAAGGTATCCGCGTTTGCGCTGGGTACAAGCGCCAATGTGGCCAAGAGTGCAGCCGTTGATTTCATGTTCACTTTCCTTTTCCTTGGATTGATGGCCTGCGGATTCTACATGTCTTAAGCATGTCGTCCGCCTGAAGATCTCTGCATCTGCAATTCCCCCGAACTCCAGGCGCACAACGCCTTTGACCGTCTCCCCGGCGGTCCTTTTTTTCCCCGGAGCACCACCCATGGAACCAGCGACCTCAACGGCGGCAGGCGCACTGCTGGCGAAATACGGCGTTGCAACTGCTGGTTTCGCAGGAGCGATCCTTTCACTGACGTTCCTTCGCGGACTGACTCGCAAGCAGGCAGCTGCGGCGGTACTGACAGGATTCCTGTCTGCCATCTTCACCACGTCGCTCGTGGTCCAGTATTTCAAACTGCCGACTGACGCAGACTCTCAAAACGGGGTGGCCTTCCTGATCGGCCTGCTGGCGATGAACATCATCCCAGGACTGAAGGCGCTTGCTGGCTCGATCAGCTCAGTTCGAGGTGCATAACCATGAACAACACGTTCCTTTCCGCGCTTGATGCGGTGCTGTGTGGGCTGGTGGTCCTTGCGGCCGCTGAATACCTGCGGCGCATTCATCCCATGTCCCAGATGTTACTGGCGGTCTCGTTCTACCTGGTCGCCATCTCAGCATTCGCGAGCGTGGTCAACCTGATGCTTGGCCATGTGCCCACCGTACCCGCAATGCTTATGCACGCAGGCGTCGTGAGCTACGCCTATGCGCGCCGGCACTTCATCTTCGAATCCGATTGGCACGGCCAGGAACGCCGGGCGCGAGAGCGTCGAGGTGCCGGCCAATGAACCTGTTCAAAACCATCCTGGCCTGGATCACCGGGCCATTCACACCCGAGGTTGTCCCCATGTCCGAAGTAACCGATCCCGCATCCCCGGCGCCCGCGCCAGCTCCTGCCGCACCCGCCGCGCCCGTTGCCGTTGCGCCGGTCGACACCGACAAGTTGCACGCCATCCTGAAAGTGCTGGGCCATGACTTGGAACTGATCTGGGACGATGCGGTAGCTCTGGCGCGCAAGGCGCTGTAACGCTCCGCAAGTTCATATCACCATTTCGTGGCCAGAGCATCAGAGGACTGAATCATGGATAACCAGCACAAGAAGATCACCGGCTACCGCGATCTATCGCAATCCGAGATCGACGGCATGAACTCGATCAAGGCTCTCGAAGCGGATGCCGGGGAGTTGTTCAAGCAAATCAGCAAGATTGAAGGCGTTGACGCTCGGCTGCTGGCCCTGGCCAAGACCAATCTGCAGCAGGGTTTCATGTGGTTCGTGCGGGCCATCGCCAAACCTGCTGATCCATTCAGCTGATTGCCGCTGCGGCGCGAGGTGATCATGGCCAAGAAGAACTGGCAGGTCATCACGTCCGGCTACAAGCCCTTTCCGATGATCCTGCTGGAGGGGCCGTTAGATCATGCCGGCGCCTTGGCCCTGGCCCGTTCGATCTGGCCAGGCTGCTCGGTGGAGTGATGTTCACAGGCACCAATCCTGATGGCGCTTGAGTTATTATTTTTGTCCCAAAGGATGATATGAGTACTCAATGTGAGTTCCGACCACCGCAGCGTGCTGATTCATCAGGCCTACTCTCAGGAATCAGGTCAGTTTGATAGGTTTGTACTTGGGGCTACGCTCGCAGGATGCGCGTACTTAGGGCAGACGATTCCCTACGGCCAACTTGGTTATAACATCGAAACGATGTACTTGTATTCGCTCTTGGTTTTGTCCATAAGTGCGGCGATGGGCTTTAAACGGATCGAATACACGCTTAATACTGCGAAGGGAAACAGCAAATACTTGCACGCCCTCGAAACCCGCGATTTGAAAGGCGCAGCTGCCTACCATGGCCTTATGCTTATGTGGGCTGACAGCACGGGGTTCTATTATCGAATTCGTAACATAACCTTGATACTCGGGTTTGCCTGTTATGTTGCCACCAAAGTGTTCGCCGCATACATCAAATAGGCTATTAGGTCAGAGTGGTAGCCGCGCCTGAGTAATTCGGGCGCAGCTGCGTTCTTTGCCTGCAGAACTGACCCAAAGGGCG